TGAGTGTAACTTGTCTTACCATCTTCACCCTTGGCGCCTGCAATACCATCCTTACCATTTAATCCATCTGAACCCTTAATAAGAGACCAAGCGTATTTGGTTGGGTCTGTACTATCTTTTTGTTCAAAATCAACATACATACCAATATAAGCATGATTATCAGGTGTTTGTGAGAATCCACCACCGTTGGCATCGTTGGCGTAGGCGATATGTGTATAAGATGTTTTACCGTCCGCACCTTTTTCACCCGCGATACCATCTTTACCATCCTCACCTTGTAATCCTTGAATCCCCCGTTCTCCTTGTTCACCCTTTATAAGTGACCAAATATAGTCATCAGGATTTGTTGAGTCTTCCTTAACAAAATCGCTAAGAGTTCCCATATATGCTCTATCAGTGGGGTCATCAACACTAAAGTCTAACGTCCCAGACACGTTATTTGCATAAGCAAAATGTGTATACGAAGTACGTCCATCAGCACCTTTTTCTCCAGCTACACCGTCTTTACCATCAATACCAGCAATTAATTTCCATTGACCTGCATAATCCTTAGGGTCATCACTAGGAATACCTGATTGTTTATTTGGTATGATAGCAATATATTTGGTTTCATTGGTAGGCGTAGAACTCATACCATTCCCTTTATCGTCTTTGGCATATCTAATCCAAGTATAATTAAACTTAGAAGAATTAGCAAGAGCATCTAACATATTTTGAACACGGGGGTCTATTTGTGATTTTAACCTTGTATAATCACCAAGAATACCAGTATCAGAGCCTTCTATTGTATAACAATTATCCACTTCTTCAATACGTGCTTTTAGATAGATTGGAGGGTTATAGCGATTGTGAGCAATCTGTACATAATCACCAATATCTGCATTAATTTCTAATAGGTCTGCTTCATAGGTTTCTTGAGGGTCACTTCTTGATTTTAACTCTGTGAGCATTCTGTTTAATAACTCATTAGGGTCTGTGGTATCATAGGTAAAGATACCAGAAATATATCCATCAAATTCCCCTTCATTGGGGTCACTAAAACCACGAAATCGTGACCAATTTAACTTACCCTGTCTATCATATAATTCCTTATGTCCGACAGGTGAATAATATCTACCATCATCATATTTAACTGATTCAATAGTAATCGGTGGTAATTCTTCTGTTCCTTCGCCAGTATTTTCTGGTGAAGAACCATATCCAATCATTGAAGTACAAATGTTTTCGATGGTGCCACTATGACTCAATGATTTTAAATCAACATCATTAATATATCTATCAGTAATTTCAGAGTTACCAATCTTCTTATAGATGTCTATATTTTGACTAGTAACAGCACTACCTGACATGGTAATTGTGAATTTGACCTCGGCACCATCAAATTGATTAGCAATATCACCTAAACGAGTTAATTGTGAATCTGATTGACCAGTAAACTCCAATGTCCGAGTAAGGTTTGATATTTCATTAATTCTAATACTCCAACCACTGTCTTTTATAACATAATTTTCTAGATACCATGCAATAGGATGTGCTTCTGCTGGTTTCTTTAAGTCATCGGCGGTTTCATTTATTAAATCCATACCAATATCTTCACATGTCCAAGTTTGTGTTATTTCGTCACCCGCATGGGACATCATGGTATATAATTTCATATCTTGATATTTATCAACAAATGCGATATAATTACCTAGTTGAAGATATTGAGCATCCTCATGTTGTTGGTCAATCGTAAATTCATATGTTGACACAACTGTATTATTATTTATTTGTATTGTTTGTTTATCATTGTAGATTGGAAGTGATTTAGGAGCGTCCGTAGAGGGTGCGGCTAATACGTGCATATCTCTACTAATAATATACCATTTCATATATTAAATTTTCCTTTCTTGGAAATATATTGTTACATCTGGGAAATGGGCTTCATCAATCCAATCAGATACAACAATTCCCAAAGCATTCTTACCAATTTCAGCAATCAATGGTTTTGAGCCAATATCCGTATTATCCCAATCCTTACGTCCGTTAATAAGAACTTCATTCTTTTCACTATTAACTGTTAAAACGTCACCTTTCATGAAATAGTTTGGATTATCATGCCATAATTGAACATAATTTTCTTGGAAATTCCATGAAAAAATACCATACACATATGGTGTTTCATATGGGAACCACTTCAAAAATGAAAACGATACATAGAATCCTTCTTCATTTTCAGTTCCAGCAATATCAACAGTGTGCGAATTCCAGCTATCTTTAAATGTAAATTTACTTCCCATTTTGATAATAGCCATATGATTACCAACATTGGTATATTTAAATACATCTGGTGCATATGAGTATACTTTTTTACCATTTACATGTCCTTCAATTAGATAATCCAATTTTCCAACATATAAATCTTGAAGTAACATTGAGCATAAAGCCTTACCATCTTTGTGGTGAACAGTTGCAACAATTTGTCCAGAACTACTTGGATTAGGAGCATCATTAAAGTCTAAGTGCCATCTAAACGTAAAACCTTTAGCACCTTCTGTATTTGTTGTCTTATCAGTAGGTAATTTATAAGTTACTGTACATTCGACAGGCCATCTTACCTCTGGTCTTGTTCCAAAATCATCAACCTGTAAATGAGGGTCTAAAGTTCCTTCATTTTCATAATAGTGGAGACTCATTTTACCTTGTTTACGCGGTAACCATTGGTAAGCATTTGGAACGGTTTCAAAACCAACTTTATTTATTTCCCCATCTTTATTAGGTTCTAGTTGTGGGTCACCATGAATTAATACTTCTGCATCATCAAAGATTTCCCCATCAACCTGTGTTGGTTTACCTACTTGAACAACATTTCCATTCATAGCAAGTCCAACAAATCCATTATCACCTTTTGCTTTAACTTCTACATTGATGAGTGCAGTAGCGTTGGAATTATTATCAAATAAAATTTCATTTTTATTACCAGTTTTGTTGTTAAAGGTCTTCGTTGTAGTTGAATATTTATACATATCTGGTGCAACAAATGTGATTGTTCCACTACCCTCTTTTTCAAGTTGGGTAAAAGAAATTTCACCATCTGGAATTGCATTATAATACCAATCAGGCTCATCACCAAAAATCAATCTCTTTGGTTCATCAACGTTTAATATTCTAACAATTTCTTCAATGGCTTTTTTATCGTTTTTATCCATATAAAAAGGCACTACAATTTTACGCATTCCTAATGTAGTATCTAAAAAATGTTCTCCATTAGAGCGTCCAACTTTAACAGTTGTATTAGTTCTATCACCAATAATTCCCCTATTTAGACCATCTGTCACGTATAGATATTTTGATAATTCTTCTTCATTAAACATGACAGTCATTCTATTCGTCATTAAAATACCTCCAATTTAATCTATATGTATATAGTACCACAAATGTGGTACTATGTCAAGTAATTAAACTATCTTTTTTTACCAGCTAAACGCATTTCCATCGTTTTGTTGCTATTTAATTCCTGATTAATATATCGTGCAGAACCTTGGAAGATTGCTCTCTTATCAGCTTCAACACTTACATTAATTTGTTGAACTTGTGATGTCATAGCGTCTATTAAAATATCCATTTTATTAGTCAAATCTGATACTTGTTGACGTAGTTCTTGGACTTCATTGCTTTGTCCACCACGTTTATTTGTACCTAAGTCACCGATACCATCACCAGCGAACTCGCTCATAACATTAAACAGAAGTTCCCAACCACGAGTTCGTCTCATTGCATCAAGAGGAATAATGGCTTCTGCCTTATTTTGTTCAGCAACTTCGTAAAGACCATGTTTATTAACAATACCACCATTAGCATATCCATGCCCATGTCCAATTACGCCTAACATGTCACTACCATATCTATGCTTGGCATAGTTCATAGCGGCTAACATATTATCATAACCATTGAAAATATTATTATGACCTTTGTGCTTATAAGCATTAAACGTGGCAGAGATGGTTTGTAATAATCCCTTAGCTAAGTCACCACTAAGAGTATTAACATCTGTGTATCCACCTTGTACAGCCTTTTCATTACCACCTGATTCAGTTTGAATCTGACTCAACCAAGCATTAACCATTTTACCAGATGTTGGCAAACCATTCTTTTTCAATGATTTTTTAACATAAGGCTTCCAACGCTGTACTCCTGAACCCGCGGGAGAACCTGCGGAACCATTATCGTCAAATGCTTTCTTAATCTTATTAAGTGCATCTGCAACTGAATCAACAACCTTATCAGTCATACCAGAAGTTAAATCTTTAGGAATAGAACCAGCATGAGGAACATTATTACCGAAAGCACTTGAAGCAATATTTTTCAGAGTTTTAACGGGGTTTGTTAATTTCTCCATTGCCTTTTCAGCACCTTCTGAAACCTTGTCCCAAATATCACTAGCACTATCCATCATCTTAGATAAGAATCCAGAAATACCAGTAGTACCGCTAGCATAACCTTTCATTGTGGTTCCTAAACCACCATTGAAAAGTTTAGCAGTGTCATTGGCATTGAGGATGTGTTCTCCAGCTTTAAGATTAACAACTTCCGCACCATTAAGACCTAAGAAATCAATCTTGCCAGAATAAGGAGAGTATTTTGCTTCGACCCCAGCTTCACCGACTAACGCTCTGCCGCCAGCAGAAACACCACCAGTAGCAATCGCGGGCATTGTAACCTGTGAATATGGTAGATTAGATGGCCCGACTGAAACTTTACTCATACCAAACCATTTACCGATTCCATTAAAGAAGTCTGCAATACCACTCCAAATACTTGCAGTGCCTTTACCTTGTTTATGTTGTGCTTTCAAGGATTGGTTTGCTTCATTAACAGAATGAGTTACAACACCTCTATGTTGCTCTCTCGCGGCATTATCAACAGCATTTTTTTGGCGTTCTGCTTGTTTTGTCGTTTGGTCTCTTTTCGTATCAGCGTTACCAATTGATTGATTCTTTTCGTTAATGGCATGGTTAACAACTCCATCCATCTCTTCTTGTGCATGTTTCTTAACATTGTCACGTTGTTTTTTGGCTTCGTTGATTACTTTAGTACGTTTTTCAACAGCTTCTTTTGATGAACCAGCGTTTTCTTCTTGTGCCTTACGTACAGCTTCTTCATACTGTACTTGGGCATTTCTTTGAACAGCATCACGTTGTTTTTCTGCCGCTTTACGTACTTTTTCATACTTATCATTAGCAGATTTTACTTCTTTATCATGCTGTTTATTTGCGGCTTCAATAACACCTTTATAAGCCTTGTCAGCAGTATCAACAGCATCTTGAAGTTGTTTCTTGTTTAATTTACCTTTTTCATTGACAAGTTTATCAAGCATTGATACTTGTTTACTATTAGATAACTTAATCTTGCCTTCAAGTGTTGTATGAAGTTTGGCTTCTGCAACAGTTGCTGTTTGGACAAATTTAACTTTCTTATCAGAGACAGCTTTCTTTTGTTTTGCACTTAGTTCATCAAGAGCCTTTTCCTTATTCTTAATATCTTTTTGAACTTGATAACTATTTACACCAAATTTCTGTGTATCTTCCGCAATTTTCTTGTCCCATTTACTATTTGTATCTTTACGCTTCTTAGCATAAGTTTCTTCAACTTTAGCAATTTCTTGGGCATAATATTTGGAAACAGACGCTTGGTCTTTTTTAGATAATTTTGTGAATTTTGTAGCATCTTCACCATTTTTCTTAATTACCTTAATCTGCTTATCATATTCTTCTTTAGATATTGTACCATTCTTTTTAAGGAGTTTCAAGTCATCTGTTTGTTGTTTCTCTCTATCACCGTAATATTTCTTGGTTTCTTTAGTTAGACTATCATATGACTTTTTGTTACTCATAATTGATGGCGCTTTAAGTTTGGTTTTTCCTAATCCTTTTTGGATTTCTTTACCAATCTTTTCACCAATTTTTTCGCCACCAAATGAACCAGCAATACCACCGACAAGACCGCCTACAGCAGTCCCAACGCCTGGAATTACAGACCCAATAGCGGCACCACCAGCGGCACCAGCAAGAGTTCCACCAAGATTACCAGTTGCTTTACCAACTTTTTCACCTGTGTTACTCTTATTCATACCGATTAAGTCAATTAAACTAGAGATAATAGCTAATGGAATAGCGCCTTTAAGAGCACCCTTAATACCAGCTTTTAATCCAGCACCAGCAACACCCTTAACAACACTTCCACCAGCACCCGATACAGCTCCTTCGACAGCGGTTCCAGCGCCAGATGCAACTGAACTACCTACACTAGCTTTACCACTAGCTTCTTTGAGTCCAATATTTTCTTGGAGAATCTTATTTTGAGCCATGATTGCATCAGTTACAACTGTAACTTCTTTTGTTTGTGCTCCAAAAACGGCACTAAGCTGTTTAAATGCACCAACAAATTTACCAACACGGTCAATAACAAAAATACCAGCAACTAATTTACTAAAGAATTTAACTTCATCTTCATGCTTTGATAAGAATGTTACCAATCCAGCGACACCTTTGATTACTTCGGCAGTAATCTCGATGGCTGTACCAGCACCCTCAACGAATCCTTGGAAAATATTAGATAAGTCATCTTCTTTAAGATTACCAACCCAATCAGCGAATTCATCTGCGGTTGCTTTAACACTTTGACCAAGATTTTCAATAGCTTTCTTACCTGCTGGGGAATCGAACGCTCTAACAATCTTTTCTGAAACGCCTTCTAATGCTGGTAAGAATTGAACACCAATTGTACCAGCAACAGCCTTAGCCGCCATCTCAATCTTTTTCAGTGACGCAGAAGCCGTCTTCATATTCTCTTGTGCAAGATTTGAAACATAGTTTTCTTTTGCCGCTTTATCAGCTTCGGCAGTTAAATCCGCAACCTTCTTCGTGTTGTCTGCTAAAATGATACCAGCCTGTTGACCAGTTGTACCAAATAATTTAGTAAATAGTGCGGCTTGGTCACCCTTTGCCATATCTTTTGTCTTTTCGTGAATCATTTTAAGAATTTCAGTGACGGATTTCATTTCACCACTTGCATCACGAAGACTTGCGGGGTCAATACCAATACCTTGCAAAGCTGTTTGTTTTGTTTTAGTATTACCAACATCTTCCAACTTATCCTTCAAGTCGCCCAATTTATTTTGAGCCGCCTTGATTTTTTCAGTCATTTTGGTATACTGGGCAGAACCCTTGTCGGTCATACCTTCTTGTTTTGTTTGTAGTTCTTGAATTGTTTGTGTTGTTTTATCAATTTGGTCTTGATACTTTTTAGTTTTTTCAGCGGTCTTATCCGTACTGTCTCCAGTAGTGGATAGATTAGCCGT